CACGGAAGACGGCCTGGTAATCACCGCCCACTACACCGTGGACGCCAACGACGGCACCTACTCTGCTGGTGCCTATGGCAGCCAAGGTTTCGAGCGTCCTGCAGAGGATGCCCTGATCCCCTTCGCTGACCTGACCGAAGAGATCGTGGTCGGCTGGGTGCAAAATGCCCTTGGCGATGAAAAGGTTGCTGAAGTTGAAGCAGCCCTCCAAGGTCAGCTCGACGAGCAGCGTCACCCGAGTCGCGCTAGCGGGTTGCCCTGGGCTTGACGCTAGAATCGGTCTAACGCGCCAAGGCAATGTCAGTTCAGCCCGGCATTTACAACATCCCGTTGCAACGCCGGGCGGACTACACCGTCACGCTTCAATTCAAAGATGCCTCGGCAACACCGATCAACCTCACCAGTTGGACGGTTGCTGCACAGGTCTGGAACAAAGCCCGCAGCACCAAGTACGCTGACTTTACCGTCACCTACACCAACCGCAGCACCGGCACGGTTGCGATTGCATTAACTGACGAGCAGACCGCCACATTCCCGGATGAGGCGTATTACGACGTGCTCCTGACCAATCCATCCGGCCTAAAGGAGTATTACCTCGAAGGGCTGGTGTTTGTCAGTGAGGGCTACACAGCATGACATCCGTTAATGTCACCACTGATGTCAACACCGTCACCGTATTGGATGATGGCGCAACGATCATCGTGACAACTGGCGGTGTCAGTCAACAAACGTTTGATGCACTCGAAGCACGAGTAGCAGCACTTGAAGCGCTCGACATCATGTTGCTGGAAGGCTGATGGCTGTCAAATCCAAAACTGGCGCTGCTCGCATTGAGCACCAACCCGGACCTCCCAAAACCACTAGCCAGGGCTACGGCCAACACAGCCGCCCCCGTCGCCGTGGTCGTAAACCACTGCGCGGTCAAGGCCGGTAATGGACTCCCAAACCCGTGACAACTGGCGCAAGATTCGCGACACGTTGGAAGCGGCGGGAAAGACCGACAATCATTACTATCGCAGGGCTTTGGCCATTCTTGCCGGGATGCCTGACCCCTTTGATCGTTACGATGGGATCAGGACAGGATCAGCCGATGGCGGACGAACCTAAATCGGTCGGCGGCGTGTTCGTTGCGTCCCTTCCCGCAGCTATTGCGGCTGGCATGTTTGCCATCGGTGCGTTGCTGGTCAATATGCAAATTCAATCGGCCCGCATTGAGGCAACGTTGCAGCAAATGGCTGTCGCCGTGAATGAGTTAAAGAACGATTACAAGGTCCAGCTATCTGATTTGGACAAGCGGGTGCGCACGCTAGAGATCCACAAGTAACCTGAAAGCATCAACATGGACGCCATGAGCCCCGAAACCATCGCCGTTGTTGCAATCATCATCGCCGCCGGCAGCGAGATTATTGCCCTCACGCCCCTCAAATCGAATAGCTGGGTGCAGCTACTGTTTCAGGCTGCTCGGCTCATGTTCCCCAAACAGCGCCGCTGATTGATGGCTAACGCAGCGCCGATCACCTTCGAGCAACTGTTTCGCTACTACAAGGCCCTGCCGCACCAGATGGCAGCCATCCAACTGCTGGAACAGGACTTGGCCGTTAATGGTTACGCCGTTGCAATGCGCCGTGATCGCGCTTGGTTCAGCGTCTGGAGTCAAGACGGCAAGCAACAGGACCTTGGCGCTGCGCTCAAGCTGATCCAGTCCTTTGAGGGCTGCCACCTTGATGCCTACAAATGCCCCGCCGGCGTATGGACTATCGGCTGGGGGAACACTCGCTATCAAGACGGCCGGCCGGTCAAGCAAGGCGACAGGATCAATGCCATCGAGGCGGACATGCTGCTTCGCCAAGAGGTGGACCGCATTGCCGCCAAGCTGGCCAAGGATGTGCCCGGCTGGAAGGAGATGGCTGACGAGCAGCGCTCGGCGTTGGTGTCGTTTGCCTACAACCTCGGTGCCGGCTTCTATGGTTCGACTGGCTTTGAAACAATCAGCCGTCGGTTGCGCGAGAAGGATTGGGCAGCCGTGCCCGATGCAATGCTGCTTTACCGCAACCCTGGCACCAGCTTTGAGGCAGGCTTGAAGCGGCGGCGTGAAGCTGAGGGCAAGTTATGGCGTGAAGGGTTGCCGCCGGTGCCGCCACAGCAGGTTGCCAAGGTGACGCCATCGAGCCCATTTGGCACCAAGCTGTCGCCGCATTTCACGCTGGGCGAATTTGCCCTGGGTGATCCGGCCCGGCGCTTTGTGGCGCAGCATCAGGTGGACACGGCCATTGAGTTGGCCGCATTTTTAGAGAAAGTGCGCACGGCGTTTGGTGGCAAGCGCATCACCATTACAAGTGGCTACCGGCCGGCAGCAATCAACCGATCCGTGGGTGGCGCTAGCAACAGCGAGCACCTTTACAACGCGCCTGATGTAGGTGCGGTTGACTTCTACGTTGACGGCGTAGACATTTACAAGGTGCAGGCGTGGGTGGATCGAGAGTGGCCGTATAGCGTCGGGTATGGCGCGCCCAAAGGGTTCATCCATCTAGGCATCCGCAACGGCAGGCCTAGAGTTCGCTGGCCGTACTAGCAACTGAATGATCATTCCCGACCACGAAATCGCCCGCCTCTGCCGGCAGGCGGCGATGGTGGTGCCCTACAACACCGAGCTACAGAACCCCGCCAGCCTGGATGTGCTGCTGGGTGATCGGTTGATGATTGAAGTGGAGGACCGGCCGGAACTGCAGATTTTTGGCATCAGCCACCACACCCAAGCCGATCCGTACTGGCTGGCACCGAATGAGTTTTGCTTGGCCGAGACGCAGGAGATATTCAACCTGCCCGACCACATCGCGGCGCAGTTCGTGCTGAAGTCAAGCCGTGCCCGTGAAGGGCTAGAGCACCTGCTGGCAGGTTATTGCGATCCCGGGTGGCATGGCAGCCGGCTGACGCTGGAGCTGCACAACAGCCGCCGATTTCACAACATCCCGTTGTGGCCTGGTATGAAGATCGGCCAGATGGTCTTCCACGTCATTGCAGGCACGCCTGAGCGCACCTATGCAGCAACTGGCCGCTACAACGGCGACCTAGGCGTGACCGCAAGCAAGGGCTAGGCTTGGCTCGGTGAGCATTGCACCCCGGCGCGGTGGGCGTCGGGGCTTTTTTTATGCTTGGCAGTCACGCAACCGAGCAATACGTCCCGGTGCTTCGGCCGGGTCATCCACGGCGATCATCCGGTAATCGTCGCAGCCATGGACTTCCGCCCAGTGCTGTGCGGCGATGTGGGTGGGAAAAGGCCCGATATGCCACGGGCCAATGTTGAGGATGTAGGTCATGAGTCAGGCGGCGGTTGCCTCGATGGCTTGGATTGCGGCTTGGATTTCAGCTTGGCCGGGCAGGTCGTTGCAGGTCAGGTAATCGAGGGAAGCGTAGAGGGCGGTGAGAGTTTCGCGCTGGTAGGTGGTGAGCATCGGTCGGGTGGCTGTCGATGTGTGAATTATACACCGCCCGCAGTGCATACGGCGGCGACGGGTCGGCCAGTTGACAATCCGTAACACGGGCGATTGGGTCGCACCCGCTACCGTTAGCTCAGCCGGGCTTCTGCCAGTGCGGGCGTACCTGGTCGAGATCAACGCCAAGCTGATCGTCCGATCCGCAACCGATCCCTCTGAGCTGCCAGCCGACATCTACAGCCAACTGGCTGAGTTCATTCCCAGCGACGACGACATCGTTGATCTCGACGTTTCCGCCTTCCTGTTGCCTGGCCAAGATGGTGGACAAGCACCACATTGATGAGACGCGGCTGGTCACTAGGCGCTCTGCCCGTGACCAGATCCACCTCGCCTGGAACTATCAATGCGCATATTGCGGTGAAGCGCTTGGCAGGAGCCCAACGTTGGACCATGTGGTGCCACGAGCAAAGGGCGGAGGACAGCAACGGTCCAATACAATCTCCTGTTGCCTGATGTGCAATTCTCAAAAAGGCCATCGAGAGTGGCGGGAATGGTTTAGGCGACAGGACTTTTGGAGCTTTGTGAAAGAAGAAGCAATTGAGCGCTGGGTTGGCGAAGGTAGCTAATTGCTGCCTCTAGGCGGCCAATGTTGTCTGCAAAACTTCCTAGCCCCGTGTTGCAGCAATTGCATAGCAGCCCCCTCACTGCCCCAGTCGCGTGGCAATGGTCAACGGCTGCGGTCCTATCCCGGTAGGAAGTGCCTTTTTGGATGTTGAGCCGACAGCGACAAATGGCGCAGCGCCAAGACTGCCCCTCCGCCAGCTTGTTGAAAGCGTCCACCTCCAGCCCGTAGCGCGTCTTGATCAAAGCGGCTGATGTGCATTGTTTGCACCTGCCGCTAAGCTTTTCCCCTTTTTGGCGACTGAATTGATCAAAAGGCCAATGCTCGCCACATTTGCCGCAACGGCGCAAACCCGTTTGTCGCTCACTCGCTCTGCGCTGATCTCCTCGTGCGCGGGCAAGCTGCCCCTTGCCTGGAACAAACCAATTAGGAAACGGCTCCAGCTCAAGCGCCTGCTCAGGCGTTAAGCCGCTGCAAAACATCCGTTTTCTAAACAGCTTGGCTGGCTTGCCGTAATGCCTAGCAGCCGCTTCAAGGCTTGGGAAGCTGACGCCTTGCACGACAACAGGTTTTCGTGCCCTTTTGCTGTTGCTGCTCATTGCAAGCTGTGACTAGGAGCAGGCTTAGCCTAGCGGCCCACCATCTGTTCGGCGTAGAGCATCGCTTGCCAAAAATCTGAGCTGTAGCGGCAAATGCCAGCCGTGCAGGTCCGGTAGTACAGCTCTCCACCATCAGCAGGCTCTAGCGTCTCCATTGTCACGCCAGGGCACGGCTCGACGCTGCTAATCACGATGGGTTCTTGCATGGTGTAAACACCGCGCAGGACGGCGCAAATCTTCCCCCAGTTTGGCGGGATTCGGGGATGTCCATCTCACATCGGCCGCGGCCGCCTGGTGTCCAGTGGATGCAATCCCAGCACATCACCTTCATTTCGACCTCGACTGGCCGCGCTTTGGCACGGAACGCGGTGTAGAGGTTTTGCCCGCGCTCCATTGCTTGCCGCAGGTCAACGGTGCCGGTATCAGCCACCAGTTGATGCTCGGGCTTGGGGCCGAGAATAATGTGCGCGTGCCACGTCTGGCTCGCCCGTTCACAGCTCAACAGCAGACGGCCAGCGTGCAGCGAAATCATTCGCGTTCGCCGTGTGACGGCATGTGATACAACCGCTCTAGCACCATGCTCGGTGGATCAGGTTCGTTCATGCCGTCGGCAACAAATGCAGCCGCCGGGTCGGTGACGTCTGCGGCAAAGAACACGTCCGGCCAGAACTTATCCTTCACCACCAGCAGGCTCACCCGCGGGCTGCGGCATAGCACCCAGATAGCTAGGCGCTCAAGTAGTGAAATGTTAGGAAGGGTGTCCATCAGTCCAGTTTGGCGAGTAAACGACGCAGATACCATTGCGCCTTTGCCAATGAATTACCGCCGGCTTTGTGCCGTTCACGCCAGACATACTTGAGCACATTGCCTTTGCAGTAGCCGACAAATTCTTCCGGCGTCAGTGCGGCCTCGATTGCGTCAATGCACTCGATCTTGCCTTGGCGGTAGTGCGGTGGGTGGTTGATGTTGTCGGTCATCGTTTTTTAGCTTCAAGTTCGCTGGCTAGCACCGCTGCCGATCGGAGCAGTGTGGTGAGTGTCACGGGTTTCATTTTGCGGTCGCTGGCATAGCGCAATGCCCATCGAAAGCCCATGGACACGTTGCCACTGCCAAGTTCACGCGCTTGCTCGATCTCCTCACGGCTCATTCTGATGTTGACCGTGAAATTTCGGCCCTTGCCCTTGGGGCGCCGATCACTCAGGACCATCGGCTGCCGAGCAGAAACCGACGGCAGACGGCGATGCACTGCTGTGCGTGCTTCTCTGCTAGGTGGCTTTCCGCGTCACCGATGGCCATCACGCAAGCGGCGTGCAGCTCGGCGTAGGCGGTGTCGCGGAAGCTGGCCGCAATGTCGCGGCAGAACTCCTCCCAAAGGCCGGTGTAGAGCCCGTTAGTGCGGCCGCTGGCAACGTAGAGCGCGTCGAGCATATCGGCGCGCTGCTGGTCAAGTTGAACGCGGTTCATGGATGAGTCAAGCATTGAAGGATGTTCAGCAACTCCTCGCGGCGTGCTGAGATGTGCGGGTGACATGGCAGGTTGGCCAACTGATCAAGGCGAGCGCGAAGCAATGTGACCAGCCGCAAGCGTTCCTCCTGCTGGCCGGCGTTAAACATGCCGGAGTCGCTGATCAGGGCTTCCAGTTTGGCGCGGATGTGATCCATCAGGCGATCTCCAGTTCGTCGGCAATGGCGAGGAATTGGGCGCGACACTGTTCACCTACAAACTCGCAACAACTCCTGGCGTACAAAGCATTAGACGGCACCACCTGATCAGCAGCAGCCCGCAGAGCGGCGGCCATGCCAGCCTTGTGTGAAAACTTGTAGTACCTGCTGTTGTCTTCCTCGTCGGGCGTCCAGGAGAAGTCTCTGTAGGCGCAGAGCACTGCCCAAGCGGCGGGGGAGAGGTCAGTCATCAAGCAGCCCTCCGTCAACGAGGGCGTCGCACCACTCTCCAAATGGCGCTTCGATCTGAGTCATGATTTTGTTGTCGATGGTTTCGGGCTTGCGAATCATGGCAATGGCCAAGCCAAGAGCATTGCCTAGGCGGTTTTCAAGGGTGTCCAATGGCACGGGCTTGTAATCAGTCATTGCCCGGCCTCCCGCTCAAGCACGGTCGCTGCCACCAGGTCGCCGTCATGCTGCCCCCGCAACCACACCGCCACCTCGCGGATCGCGGCGCGGGCTTCAGATGCCCAGTTGACGGCTTCCTCATCCCGTTCCAAGCCGTACTCAATTCCGCTAATAGCAAGCGCCACGCGGTCCACCAGCGAACTTCTAATTTGGCGTGGATTAGGAGTTGGCTTGGAGCTAGGTCGTAGCAATGCGTTTAACTCCTCCTGTTGTTTTGCTGTGAGTTTTAGCGGTTTGCTGATTTGGTGGACCTTTGATGCTTGGCGTTCGACAGCTTCCAACGACTCGACTCGGCCCGCCAAGGCCAAGATGTTGGCACTGGTTTCGACGATGTGCTTGTGAGCTGCATCCTCTAGTACCTCGATCCTGGCGCGAAGTTCAAGGATTGCAGAGCAATCAGAGCTGCCAATTACATCGGCGCATTTCTGAACTTGATTCCACTGATCGGGCGTTGCTTTGTAATCAGTCATCACGCCACCTCCACGGTGGCGCTAGGCCAGCGGGCTTCGGCGTACTTGATGGCGGCGCGCTTGGTTTCGGCGCGGGTGATCCAGGTCATCGGCTGGGCGCCGGGCTTGTACACCAGCAGCCGGTACTCCCGCGTTCGGGTCTTGGGCCGCGGCCGGCTGATGCCGTCACCGTGGCGGCTGGTGGGTGGCTCTTCGATCCACTGGAACGGCAGCATCGCGCCGGTGCTCGTGTCAGACATAAATAGATGGATCGGTAACGGTTTCAGGGTTGAGCCATTCCAGCTCTTGCCACCAAGGCATCCAAGTGATGGCGGCCTTGGCTTTGGCTTCTGTCAGGCTGTGCGCCCAGATGCATTCGATCACGTTGGCCGAGCGGATCTGGAAGTAGAAGCGGCGCATTCTGGGGGTGGTCATGGCTTGAGGTTGGTATGGCAAGCAGGATGCTGGTGATGCGCCAGCGTGGCTTGGTCACGGCCACCGGCATAGCCAGCGGCGTAGACGGCGAACATCACCACTAGGACGGTTATGCGGTTGATCCAAGGGTTGTTGATCATGGTGTTGTGGGTGGTGGTGGGAGCCCCGGAGGGCTTAGGCGGCCGCCTTAGCGCGGGTCACAGCTCGGTTGCCGAGGTAGACGATCGCCTCGTTCAGGCTGCAGCGGCGGCCGCAGATGACGTACATGCCCTCAGGCGTAACAGTCAGGCCATCGTGAAACATGGTGGTGCCAGTTTCGAGGGCCGTGGCCTTGAGCTGGAGGGCGGAGATCGTCATCTGAAGCGCAGCCTCTGGGCTGCCGAGTGGAGGGCCGTTTGCCTCCGGTGACCTAAGTATGCTGCACCGCGGGCAGTGCATCATCCCCCGTGTGACATTTGTTCATGTGGCTGCGATCAGCTTCCCGCGACCGCCTCTCGTTTGCTTCGCGCAGCAATGCCAGTCGGTCTTTTGCCTCCTGATGCTTCACCCGCACCCGCGTGCCCCCAGCCGTCAGCTCCATCGGCACACGCAGCACCGGCTTCCTTTTATGCGCAGCACTCCAGCCCACCGCATAGTTGGGCACCATCACCTCAACCGTGAACCACGCGTGCCCGCACGCCTCGCAGACCCGCTTGCGCACAATCTGGTCGTCCGGGTGGCTGTTCGTCACCGCCGCTCGGTGGCGGCTGTGGCTGCACTTGGGGCAGTTCATGGGCAACATGGGGCAACCTGCCCCGAACAAGTGAACTTTGGTCAGTGGATGGCGGTGGAAATTCCGCCCGAGAAAGCCTTTCAACTGGAAGCGCAATGCCGAGCGCTGCAGGCCACCGGCGACGTTGGCAAACTTGCAGCACTTCTCCTGCGCCAGACCTGCTACCAACAGGAACTGCTCCAAGCAGCGGTCAATGAGATCGCCCGCCTGGAGCTTGAACTGATGTGACCTAAAACAGGTCTTCTTCGTTCACGGCGACCACTTCCCCGTCGGTTGCCTTGGCCAGGCTCTGAGCGGCGCCAGCTGCTGCCAGCTTGTCGTCGATCACCTTTTGAGTCTTGAAGTCTGGCTCGATCGTGAGCCCCAGATACTTCACGCCGCTCTGGCTGGTGTTGTTGTAGCCAGTGATCCGAACGGGAATTTCGCCCTTGTCATTGGGCGTCGCGTTCATGATGTAGCTGGCAAACGCCATTCGGTCTTCCTCTTTGATGCCAAACACGCCATCGACATCGGGATACTTCTTTCCGGCGTCATAGCGATCGCCAAGCCGCTGCTGCAGTTTCTCTGGCGTGTTCTTGAAGATGGCGCCTTTGCTTTTGAAAGTCATGGTTGGTCGTGTGTGATGGTGTTGGCCTTTTCGTATTGCTCCACCTCGGCCAGGGGATAGAGCACGCGCCGACCGATGCGCACAAATGCTGGGCCGGTGCCAGCCGATCGCCAACTGATCAAGGTTTGGCGGTGCATGTGCCAGCGATCAGCCAGCTCAAGATCGGTCAAGAACTCAGAAGATGTCGTCGCCATCAGTCGGCACCTCCTCAACCGGCGTGACCTGAATCTTCTTGTTTAGGTCAGCCAGCTCCACTTTGGGCGGTTCGCTGCTGACCGTCACCGGCTCAATGTCAAGCACCTCCTCTTGGGTTTGAATGCCGACCAGCAGTTCGGGAATGTAGAGACGCCCCCAAAAGGCCGCGGCCCGGTAGCGGATCATCAGGTCCGGCATTGTCTGCCACTTGCTGCCGCTTTTGGTCGCCCAACCTTCACGCTTGGCCATTGCCATCGTGACCTCTGGCCCGCGCAGCTCCTCGCCGGTTTTCAGCTCGGTGGCCACTGCGGTGCAGGCCAACGTGTCGCCTTTGCCGGTGATGTCGTAGCGCAACGGGCTGAAACGCCCGCAACCGTTAATCAGGCCAATGATGAACTGGCTAGACCAGCTCGGCCGGCCGTGGATGATGTGCAGGTTCTGCATCACCATCAGCGGGTCCATGCCCATCCGCCGGCTGATGTTCAGCGCCACCAGGCAGTTGGCGTAACCCGCCTGCCCTTGGAACTGCTGCGGAATCAACGTGCTGCTGGCCAGCGCCTTGGCGATCCGCTGGGCGTCTTCGAATGCTTGGATACCAGAGAACACTCCCGGCTGCGTGGTTGTTAGTGCTGTGCTGTCGGTCATCAGTAGGTCTCAATCTCGGTGGTGGTGGGCATGGTGCCGTCAGCCTTGGGCCGCATCCATGGCGGCAGGCTGATCGGCTCAATTTGATCGCTGTAACCCGGCCAAGCGTTTGCCTGCCTGCAGGTGGCAAGCACCTCAAGGTCGCGCGCGGCAGCAGCAGCACCGGCCTCGATCATCTCGGCATCGGCGGCGTACACGGCGCAGGCGTACGGGGCACGCTTCTCGACTACGACAAAGATGAACTGATCCGGCCGGGTGCCGGTGGCCTTCTCGATGCCGTCCAGGTACCAGGCCGCCTGCACGAAATACCGAAAATTGCCGATCGACTTGCGGAACCCCGCCACGCTCGCATCTTCGGTGGTCTTCAGGTCGATGATCAGGCTGCGGTCATCGGTCAACCAGTCCGGCCGGCACTTGCACTGCAGCCCGGTGGCTTCATCGGTCCACATCCATGTGGTCTCGGCCTTGCCTGGCAGCTGTTTGAGCAGCATGGCCGCGGCCGGGTGCGCAAAGACCGCGTGACCCATCCGCATCACCTGATCGGCGTCGGTACGGGAAATCACCGTACGTCCTGTCGCTGCTGTGCTGAATGCTTCCCATTCCGCTTTCCCTTGCTTAGTGCGGCGGTCGATCCCTTCAGGTGCGGTCACATAGCGCGCGTCCCACTGGTCCAACTCCAAGACGTGGGTGTGGACGGCGGACCCGACCAGCATGGCTGGCGTGGGCTCAGGCTCGACCCTGTTCGGGTCCAAGTAGCGCGCCCAGTAATGCAGTGGGCTCTTGGCGACCTGATCGAGGTGACTCTTTGAAACCGCTGAGTGGCGGTGATAGTCGGCGTTCTCCATAAACCGTGGCGACTTGCGGTATCCTATAGCATGATGCCAGCAGATGCAACCGTATGCAGCTTCGGCAGGCCTGGTCCCATAAGTCTCACGCAGCTTCCAAAATCCAAAAAGCGCTACAGTGATCGGAAATCACCTGATTTTCCGATGGCGTCTGTTTGTCGCGTTGAAGGGTGTTGCAACAGCACCGCCAAGGGCGGGCAAGGTTTGTGTGGCAAGCACCGGCAAAGACTTCGGCGCTATGGGGACGTGAACTATGTGACCCCTCGGGAAGAATGGCTGCGGAAATGCCGCGAAGGCCAGCTAGCTGTTTCTCCCCATGCAAAACCGAGCACCTACAAAAAACTCCATCAGCGGCATGAGCACCGAGTAGTAGCCGAAAAAATGCTTGGTAGGTCGTTGCGGCGTGGCGAGATCGTTCATCACATCGACGGCAACAAGCACAACAACAACCCAGCAAACCTTCGGGTAATGACTCAAAGCGAGCACATCCGGGAGCACTTTTTCCCTGATGCCGAGCCCCTTTGCTGGCGCGGTCGCCAGCTTTGGCCAAACGAGTTTGCGCAACAGCTAAACCTGTCGCTGCACATCGTTCGCAATCGAATCCGAGCAGGCTGGGATCTTGAGCGCATTGCTTCAACTCCGGTCCGCAAATGGACGCGGGACAATGCTTAACCTGCGCCCATATCAATTGAGTGCAATTGAAGCGCTGCGGGCCGCTTATAGGCAAGGCGCAAGGTCTCCTCTTTTTGTAATGGCCACTGGTGGTGGCAAAACAATTGTTCTAGCCGAGATACTTCGAGGCGTAGCCAGCCGCGGCCGGAGCGCCATCGTGCTGGTCCATCGCCGGGAGTTGATCGCGCAGACCAGCGCCAAGCTCGCCCTGGCCGATGTGCCGCATGGGATCATCGCTGCTGGCACTGTCGCGACAGATGCACCAATTCAGGTCGCATCGGTGCAAACGCTCGCGCGGCGCCTTGACCGCATCGCTGCACAGCCCGATCTCATCGTGATCGATGAGGCACATCACGCCGCCGCGAACACATGGGACAAGGCACTCACTCATTGGCCTGAGGCGCTGCGCCTCGGTGTCACAGCTACCCCGGTCCGCCAAGATGGCCGCGGCCTAGGGATGGTCTTTGATCGCTTGGTGCTCGGGCCATCCACTGCGGAGCTGGTCAGCGGCGGCTTCCTTTGCCCGGCGCGCCTCTACGCTCCGCCGCCTATTGCGGATCTATCAGGGCTGCATCGCCGCGCTGGTGATTACGCCATCGACGAAGCAGCCGAGCGCATGGATCGGCCCACGGTGACGGGTGACGCCATCAGTCACTACCAACGCCTTGCCGCTGGGCAGCGCGCCATCGCTTTCTGCTGCAACGTCAAGCACGCCGAGCACGTCTGCGCAGCCTTCAACCATGCCGGGGTGGTGGCGGCCACACTGCTTGGCTCAACCGATCCGCTGCGGCGCGATGCCACCGTCGCTTGCTTCGCCGCTGGCAACCTGCAGGTGCTGGTGAC